TGCCTTGGATTGAAAACGTAGCCGCAAGTGATATTCCAATTGGGTTTCATCACGATGCTGGCCCCAATAGTATGCTGATCAGTATAGTTGATCCTGCCAGCTGGCGTCCCGAAGCCAAGCACCGATTCAAAGAGCGTCACAACTTTGAATTTTTGGATGTGGAAGAAAAAGACGAAGTTCTCGAAGAAGCAATGAAGTGTAGTCATGAGCAGGCCGCAGAGCTTGTTCGTTTGCTACAACACGCATTGGACAATCGTATGAATGTTGTAGTCCATTGCTATGCAGGCGTTTGCCGTTCGGGTGCAGTTTGTGAAGTTGGTGTTATGATGGGTTTCAGTGATACTGAACGGTTTCGTAGTCCTAACTTGTTGGTCAAGCATCGTATGATGAAAGTGTTAGGCTGGACATACGATGCTGATGAAAAGCCCAACATCGACGATTGGCGCACATTTAGATCGGTTGACTAATCACAGAAATAGTGTTACAATAGTACATTAAACAGTGAAAGGCATCAAATGGCGGGCAAGGCGAAATCAGTTTACTTAACAGTAACTACATTGGATCACAAATCAGTTTTTCATCGCATGTTTTTTAATGCTAAACAATACAACGATTTTGTTAACACAGAAGAGTTCAAAGCAAAATATCCAGCAACAGAATTTAAAATTGTAAAAGAAGTTTACTAAAAAGGAGGGCAATATGCCAAGTGTATTCTTAGTAAGCGACACGCACTTTGGTCACATGGGTGTATGCCGCTTCACACGTAACGATGGTGTTACAAAACTTCGCCCATGGGACTCGGCTGAGGAAATGGACGAAGCAATGGTTAAGGCGTGGAACGAACGGGTAAAGCCCACTGACAAGGTCTACCATTTGGGTGACGTTGTTATCAATCGTAAAGCGTTAAGCATCATGCGGAGATTAAACGGCGACAAAGTGTTAATCCGCGGTAACCACGATATCTTTAAGGACACGGATTATCGTGAACACTTTAGAGAACTCAGAGCTTATCACATTATGAACGGTATGATCCTTAGCCATATTCCGTTACATTCGGATTCGTTAGGTCGTTTTGGTACTAACATTCACGGGCATACTCACGCAAATCGTGTGAAACGAGCCCGTGGTGTAGATGCTAGAACTGGAGAAATCCTGTACAGCGACGAAAACGATGTTCGTTATCATTGTGTATGCGTGGAACAAACTCCAGACTTTGCTCCAATCCTGTTTGAAGATGTCATAAAGAACATTGAAGCAGAGGGTGGGAGTATAGGATTCCGTAACGGAAACGGTCCTACTATGTAATATAGTAGCACTTTAATAGGGCCTTAGGGCCCTATTTTTTTGACTAGAACAAATGGCGCAATAGAATAAATAGTATATAACGGCATCGTACGAATTATACACGGAGAATTAAATGGCGCTACAAATTAGAAGAGGTGCATTAACCGATCTTACAACGGTTGGTTTTATTCCTGCCCAGGGTGAATTGATTTACACTACAAACGGCACTGCTGGAGCTGGCGGCAATGAATTATTCATTGGTGACGGAACTACTCCTGGAGCAAATGCTCTAACGCTGGGTTCAACTTTACGTGTTGCACCTGTAAGAGGTATTTCTACAGTAGCTCGCGGGGTACAAGTTGGTATTGTATCATTAACGGCAGACGACATTGCCGCAGGTTCGACTAACACATATTATAGTACAAACCAGGTAAAAATTGATGCAGGTGCGGCATTAGTCAACGGCAACGCTGGCAATACCGGAATTACGTTTAGCTATAATGCTGGCACTAGAGTAATTAACGCAACAGTTTCGGGATCAGGCGGTTTAGCAAGTGTACAAAGTGATTCAAACCCGGCATTAGGCGGAAATCTAAGTCTAAACAGTAAGACTATTAATGGAACTGGAACTATCAGTATCTCAGGAAGTATTACTGGAACAGGATTAACTATTGGAAATATATCTATAGCTAGCGATGTGTTACTGACTGCTAAACCCGCACCAGTAATTACAAATGTAGATTCAGATTTTCAATTTAGCTTTGGTAGCAATACAAATCCACAAACTATTTGGCAATATGCTAATAAAAACTTTGCTGTACATACAGGTATAGTTGGTACAGTAGATACAGCACCAAACTTGGTATCGCGAATTTCTCGTGGTTCGCTAGCAAGTCCTCTTGTTTTACAATCCGGTGATAGAACGATTAAAATGTTTGCACAAGGATACGATGGTACAAACTTTGTAACATCGGGTGCATTTGGTATGCAAGTCGATTCTACCGACCCAATTACAACTGGTTTTGTTCCTGGAACATTTGGAGTCGTTACTATTGGTACTCAAGGCAACCAATCTTTAACATTTAACTCACGCGGTATTCTTAGTGTTCCAGTTCTAAAAGTTGGATCGTTTACAGTTAGTTCGCAAACAGCATTTACTCCTACAGCTGGTATGATTGTGTTAGATGGTACAACATTTAAAGGATATAATGGCTCAGCTTGGGTAAATCTGAATTAATAATTAATAGATTAAAAAAAGCCGCTTTATGCGGCTTTTTTACGTCTGTACTAAAGTGGAATTAGTCTGTTGTATTTTGTGAGATATAATTTCAATAGCACGATCAACATCGTTACTGGTATATAACATGTGAGTAATAGGATAATAGTTTAATATAGTGCTAGTATGTACTAGAGAATTGTCTGTAATTAAGCTAGCAAAGTTGTCTGGATCGTGTATAATGTCTAGTAGTACAAATGAAACTTCTAGGGATTTGAAATAATCCCAGTTTTTGGCTATATCTTCAAAGTTAAACTCATCTGCAACTTCTTTAGAACTATTCCATTTTGGTTCCGTAATTAAATTGCGTTCTGTTGCCCATGTTGTTGCATACCTGATATAATCCTGTTCATTCCAAACATTGTACAAAGACTTTTTAAATTCTAAATTATTAGGGTTAACATCATAGAATGTAATTTTTTTTGCTCCAGTCCGTAGTGCTATTGTTTCGCCTAAAAATCCATTGGCAGGAGTAATAACATGAGATGCTTCTGTTGTCTGTGGCACTATATCCCAGTGTAGTATGTTTATGACTTTAGTAGTTTGTAGATCAATTATTCCCTGCAATAATCCAATAAGCATAATTTGACTTGGATCTAAATTAGGATATATCGTTAACTCTTCTAATGCTTTGGCAAACAAGTTTGTACCTACAGTTGGAAAACAGAAACCCCTACTAGGATAATGCGGCCAATTAAATTGATTTAAAATTTCCTGTACTTGATATGGAACTACAATAGGCCACGTGTTAGAACCAAAGCGCCAATCGTTATCAAAATTAATCACTTTAAATCCGTTAGTTAGTACTTGGTTTATAATATCGGTACCAATGCCATATTGCATACGGCTAATAGTATCACCGTGTGTTATTTCGTAAGGTGAATCTCCGTGATGCATATCTGTATCACTGCGTACAAACGATTTAGACTCTTTAATGTAAGGTGAAAAATTTAAATTAGAAATTGCGCTAGTGCGAAGTATAATACATTGTAGACTAATGTGCGGTGTTTCATCTGTTTTGTACCAAACTAAATGGGTAATTAATCCAACATCATCTGGTATAGTTGTTAGCTTGTGCCACAAATGATCACGCTCTGTTATAATATCACCAGCAGTCTGTATAACTATCCATTCAGAATCTGGAATATATAAATCTGTATAAGTGTCTACTTTTATTGTTGGATACTTATAGTCGGCCCACCACTCTTGACACTTGCTAGTTAACTGCACTAACTTATTATCAAGCCATGTATTATTAGTAAAGGACTGTACTGTAAAAAAAGTTACCAGTTTCATTTTGAGTTTTCATAGCATCGAGCATCATATGCTTCCACTCTGTCGTGGAATCGTGATGATGTACTATTAGATGATACCTATCTTCGTCGCTAGCATTGTTAACAGCATGTTGGTAACTGATATTCATAGCATAAGCGTCACCAGGATAAAACTGCAAAGTGCTATTATCTCCCCAAGTCCATACGCATCCGATAGGATTATTTAATGCAACATTAACTGCTTCAGTAATAGAATGTTCGCTATCAATATGCGATGCAATATGTCCGCCGGCTTCTAGTAACATGAACCTTACACGACCATACTTACCGCTTGGAAATACAGTATCAAGCCAGTTCATAGTTACAGGACATTTATTAGCAAATACAGTCCACTGCATGTTGTCGCTTGCCGTATTTGGATCAGTATATCCGTATGCTTGATACGATTTTGTTTTATCTACACCCAGGCCGTGCAAGGGTAAAGCGTACCATCCACTGTGTACATACTCCAAGCCTTGGTCATATTTTATAAAATATTTGCGTAATGCTTTTGCTTCAGCTAGCATTTCTTCATGTGGTACAGCAATGTCTAGTTTTAGACATTTTGCCTGGGTCATTAAATAATCACGACCCATTACTAATTACGTGTTCAATAACCCACGCCGCTGGGTCTAATTCCCACCACTGATAACCGTTTCGATAATCAAAAGATCTGGCATGATGATTATTGTGCCAGCCTTCCCCTAAACTTAATAAACTAGTGATCCAACTGTTACGTGCGTTATCACTTACATCATAAGTTACATAACCGTGCATGTGTCCAATTACAGTAACAGCACTGATGGCAAGATATGATCCGCAAGCTGGCAAACAATAAGCCCATATGATCAACCAAGGATTAATGATTGCAAGTAACGCAATATAACTAAAGATAATTTTAAAATAATGTTTGTGCATAAACACAATCATAGGATCACTTAGTTCTATACGAATAAATTTTTTGCCAAATTTACTGCGTTTCCAGTTATACGTCCAGGCATTCCAAATGCCAATTCTTCGAGGATCGTGCGGATCTAATTCAGTATCAGTATTGGCATGATGATACCGATGTAGTCCTGCCCAACCAATAATTGTACCCACTGTACAAATTGTGCCACTCCATGCCATGATATATTCCCAAATGCGACTTGTTTTAAATGATCGATGACTAAAATATCTATGTAGGCCGATGGTAGTTCCGATCAAAACAAACCACAAGTAGGATGCAAGACCGATCCAAAGATAAGATGTAGAAATAAACCCAAGAGTTATTGCTACTATTCCACCTAAAAGTGCTAAATGGTTTATAGCTTGTAGCCAGCGAATTCGTGCATTAAAATTTGAAATAGGGTTAGTAGACATTTACTTTTCCGTGATTAAGTGCTAGTATAATCATATTTATTAAATAACTCCACGAGGGGAATAATTTGTCAGTATACGTAGATATTAACAAAGCATATCATAAAATTTATTACAGAACATGTGATGAGTTTGAACAAGTACGAACGTTATGCTTAGAAGAAGATAACTGGTTACGTAGCAACTATACTAAAGAGAATCTTGTAATCGAAGACCATAAAGGTTACGTAGTTGTATATGATAGTGAAACTCATATACCAATTGTCATGGGCGGACTGTTTAATGATGGACGTTGGCCTATACATGTTGGACGTATGCTCAATCGTGCTTATGTATTTCCCCACATGCGCAGACGTAGTATTGCTCAATTAATTAACGGTTACGAGTTCTTACATCATCATATGATATTTCCACTAATGGCTGTTAATAATTATTCTTGTTATTTTATTACTATGCAGAATAGAGATAAAAAACCTACTAAACGTTGGTGGGATTTATGGAAAATGACCATGAATGCCGCTAGTAATAATTACTGGACTGAAGCTCCGGGTTATGTACAAACATGTCCGCATATGGTGCAAAAATGTTGGCAAAATTTTATCTATAAAGAACTAGAACCAAATACATTTACACTTCCTTCTATCACACAGGAAGAATGGGAACAATTAATTCCCGGAGATTAATTTATGTTTTAGTATTGCAAATAATTCTGGCCAATACAACGTGCTAGTGTATTTGCGATACAAGTCAGCTGGGCTACCATGTTCTTTAGATAATGCACCAAAATACCCATTACCAGGCCTTGCTTTTAAATTCTCATACGAATGCGCAGAGCTTACTGCTTCGTAACCCGACAACCAAAACAACTGTTTATCTTCTTTATTAATTTTATTATAGGTATCATACCACTTTTTAATAATTTCAATAGTTTGATCTCTGCTGGTGATATCAGTACCGTCATTTTTAATCCAGTTTAAATTGTTGCCTAAACTGTACCCAAACTTTTTCATATCACGATCGATAATACTAGTTTCAGCATAGCGTGTATCAAACAAACTACTAACAAGTGTTAGCGGACTATAGTCTAAATGATCTATGTAATTGTGGCCATCTTTGACAAACCATTCAATGGTTTCTTCAAACGATTTAACAGTTTCTTTAGGTAAACCTAAGATAGCACTAGCAGTAAGATAAATTTCATCCTTCCATACTTTCTTGGCAATCTTTAATCCCTTGAGTGTGTTTACCCTGTGTGCTTTTTTAATTGCCTTGCCAGTCTCTGGGTTAAGGCTTTCAAATCCAAATAATACTTCTTTTACTCCTATATCTAATAGTAGTTGTGCTTGTTCTGGATGGCTAGCAAATAAATCTATTCTAGCATAAGCCCAGAACGAAGGCTTGAATGGAAGTGAGTCTATTACTTCTTTAACTAGTTCTAGCTTTAAGGTTGAATCGTTAAACGTATGATCCACAATTAGATATTTTGTTACTCCCCACTTTTCCCAATTATCCATTAGTTCTTTACGGATAACTTCCTTATACTTGATAATGTCCCGAGCACTAGTTTGTCCTAACAATGGGTAACTGCAAAAGGCACACTGAAACATACATCCGCGACTAAACTCAATATTAATAAACTCGGTTGATCGTAGTAGGTCTTCTTCGATATATTGTGTAAACGATTCACGAAATTCCCATTGCGGATTCTGTGCATTTCTATCGTAATCTATCACTTTATTAAAAATACGTTTAGGGCCTTTACCGCTTAAACTATTAACAAAATCAACAGCCATTGTTTCCCCTGCTCCGATAAATGCATAATCAATTTCAGGAAACGTTACGTAACTTGCGGCTTTACAACCACCCACTGTAATTTTAGTCTTATGGTTCTTTTGTCTAATATAATCAGTCCATAACTTAGGACCTTCTTGGGTAAATCTGTAACCCATACTTTCAAAATACCACGGATGCTGTTCGCTGTCGTATTCTGCAAAGAACAGTTTGCTACCGATTACAGCCCTTCCGTTATTTTCACTCCCCGATGCTAGGTAAGGCAACCATGTAGTTGAAAACCCTACCATTAATGTTTCAGGCCCAACGGCTAAATCTATTAGTTTACAATAGTTTTCATAATTGATACTGGAGATATAATTTACACATAGTACAGTATAACCTTGGCCACGTAGCTCTGTAGCAAGTCGATGCATTCCAAAATTCCTACTGAAGAACTGTGCAAATGGTAAGTCGGAAAATAATACTACATTGTACATTTAATCCTCGATATCGTAAGTGTTTTTAAAGTTGGGATCAGTTACATGTTTGCCAACAACTTCTACAGTACCTATTACATAATCATCATTATTAAATGACGTAATTAAGGTATCAATAATTTTGGCAACACTATTATACTTTAATGGAGTGAACGGTAGTTCTACTCCTTCTAGATTGGCGGGAGCGATCAACGTGTGTTTGCATTTGGTTTCTTCTAACCAAAATTTGTCTGTTATGTCTACAAGTTCTTTTTTAGTGGTCATATATTTTTCAACTTTAGTACTTAAACTTCCGATGCTAATAAAATATGTATCTTTACTTAACTCAACATGCTTTTGCCAAAGTGCTTTAATAATTGTATTTTGATTTACATCGGGCAAACAGTTAATAATAACATTGTAATCTATACTCAACTGTATTACGCTGTCCGTTGTATCGGGCAATTTATAACCGTTGGAACGACCAATACCTATAGCATTAAACTGTTCGACTAAACTTTTACCCAGTCCATTCGTACCGCCGATTATTAAAATTTTATTCATTTATCAACTTTCTAAATTCGTCAGTAAACACACCTTCAATTTTAAGCACTAAAGATGCCGATATAGAATGTCCTAGCTTTCCATGCCAGTTGTAATGATTAAAAAAAATAGCATGGCCATCCAATGGGATTTCTTCTATGATATTGCCATCAGCATCTATATCATATACGCAGAATCCTTTTCCAACATGCCATCTAAAGTAAATTAGCTCTTGCACTTTCCCAGGAGTAGCTCTGTCATCGCCTTCTTCCACTGGAAATAAATTATGATCTTTGTGTATATACGGAACAACATGATTGTCTTTAAAAAACATATCTACATTGGTGACTTCAGAGAATGGTAAAGTATCTACCCATTCTTTGATAGTATCATTAGTAACGAAGTCTTGCCATGCACTAGGCTGGGCACCTGTTTTTAATCGTAATAGTTTAAACGCACAATATCCTTTTGCCATCAGTTGCAAATAACGTGCTAATCCTTCACCGCGCTCATAGTAACTGTCTTTATTTTCCAATAGACTAATATGTTCTTGCATTACTGGATCATCAATCTGTTTAGTATTATGATATGCTTGATATAGCGTTGTTGGTTTTTTAAAACGTTCAACCGCAGTGTCAGCATCTATACCTCCGCTAGCCCAAGACGATACTTCTTTATCGATATTTTGGGCAGATAGCAAGCAGAAGTCTTTCTTCAATGATAGGAAGTGATTTATGTTTAAATACTTGTCTAAATTAAGAAACGGTTTATTGTTAATTAGATGCATCCAATATTTATGGCGGATTATAATAGTGTTTAAATTTTCGGAATTACAAACAATCCATTTGGAGATAACCAACAACTGTCAAGCCAGTTGTCCCATGTGTACACGCAACATACACGGAGGTTTGCCGAATCCGCTTATGACTATTAATTCATGGTCACTGGATACATTCAAACGTATTATGACTAAAGAAGTTTTAAATCAAGTTAATAGCTATTACTTCTGTGGTAATTTTGGCGATCCTATACTTAACAACGAACTACTTGAAATGTGTGCCTACTCTTCTAAAGTGTCACCCAATACTCCTATACGTATCCATACTAACGGGGGAGCTCGTAATGCAGACTGGTGGGCTCGATTAGTTCAAGCATTACCAAAAGAGCATTTAGTAATATTTGCTATAGATGGGTTGGAAGGTACACATGAATTATATCGTATAGGAACAACATTTTCTAAAGTAATCGAAAATGCCAAAGCATTTATAGATGCAGGTGGCAATGCTGAATGGGCCTATATCAGATTTAAGCACAATGAACATCAAGTTGAAGAAGCAAAAGCACTGGCTAGCACATTGAGATTCAGTAGTTTTACTATGAAAGATAGTTCGCGTTTTATGTTAGACAAACAATTTCCAGTTTACAACAAACAAGGAAAAACTACACATTATATCGAACCGTCACACTATACAGAACTAAAATTCATTGATAAGAAAGTTATTGAAAATTATAAAGCAATCGTCAAAGCTAGTGAAATTAGATGTCAAGCACTTGAATTGAAAGAAATTTATATAGATGCATTTGGCAAAGTATTTCCTTGTTGCTGGATCGCCATGATACCGTATACTCCGTTTGAAACAAATAATAACATAGCATCTATACGCTATGAGATAGCAAAACAATATAACGATTTATTATCTGACTTGGGCGGCATTGATGCTATCGATGCAACTGTAGTTTCAATTAAAGATATCGTTGATAGCTTGCCTTATCAAACAGTATGGAACAAGTACTGGGAAGAAAAAGGACTGATTACATGTGCAAGAGCATGTGGAGTAATGGCCAAGGATAATATTTCAAAACCTTCAGATCAGTTTATTACTCGAACCCAACTGGTGTAACTGATAAATGATATCCTTTAAGATTAGATATATTTACTAGATAATTTAATACTGTACGGTCATCGGTGGTAACCATTATAGTGCGTTCGTCTACTTTTGTAAATCCAGTAATTACACCTTCTTTAATCTTACGATTAACATAACCCATAACATCTAAATACAGCTCTTGTTTCCAATTAAATTTATCTGTGTCGGCAGTAACAGCATACCCGGGTTCAACAAATACTGGTAATAATTTTCTAACATTTAAGTTAATGCGTACATAACTTCCAAGATTAAATGCACTATGTTTAATACTCGTATCTAATTCCCAAATAAATCCATCTACTGGAAGTCCATGCATTGTATTATTTTCCAAATTGGCCAAATAGCAAAACTCATTGCTGATGATCGATAAATGCAATCTGTCATCCGGGTCTGTATGTGCCGAGTAAGTTTCGCCGGGCTCTAGACGAAGTAATCTTGCCTCACCAACGTTGCCTAATTTGGTTAATACATCTCCTAACGGAGTATTAACAAATTCGGGTAATATGCAGTAAGGCCCATTGAGTAGTGTGCCGGACGTTTCATTCAATAATATGCTTTTTTCAGCCCACGACAAAGAAAGTACTTGCTCTATGATTGGATCTATGTTAAAATGTACGTTAGTTTTGGTTAGCATGAAATATTTATATGCTAACAAGAGAAGGTTAAATATTTTATGAGACTAAAGGTTGCACCTACCTACGAAGCACACTGGTTAGAAATTGATAGACCGCAACCTCTATCAGATCGAAAAATCGAAGCATTACAACAAGAAGTATTAACTGGTAAAATTGATACAGATATTTCGGACCAAGTATATACTAACTTCAAAGAAGAATGTACTGATTGGTTCCTATCATCCAAACTCAATACTATAGAAGGTCTAGCATCTTTTAAACGTGTTGATATTATCACAGGATGCACACAGTCAATTGATACACAATACATGAAAGGTCCTGTGCAAATACTTAAAGGCGACTATCGTTACCACGAAAGATTGAATCCTGATATAGAGTATTCACAGCACGGTTCTTTAAAAGGCGACCTTCCTTTAATTTTGGCACAGCCGTTTCCTAGCACAGGAGATACGACTCGCGGATTTAGTGATTTAATGGAAGAAGCTTTTTACAAACACGTAACAGTACACATCGATGCGGCATGGATGTCTTGCTGTCGAAACATCAGACTTAATTTAATCTATGTGCCGATTGAAAGCGCATCATTTAGTTTAAGCAAAGGTTTGGGTCTTGGTTGGAATAGAATAGGTTTAAGATTTACTAATAATCTTAAACCCGATGCTATTAGTATAATGAATGATTTTCAAATGAATAATCGCGCACCTGCTATGATCGCATTACATTTTATACGTAATCTAGAACCCGACTATTTGTGGAACACGCACGGTGAACGCTATTATAAAGTGTGTAAAGACTTTAATCTTACACCAACTAAAAGCATTTACTTGGCATTGCGTAACGGACAGCCAGTAGGAGTAAGTCCATTGATAAGGTATTTAGAAGATGCAAACATTTAATAACGTAGACGGTGTACGTATTCCATTAAACACAGAATGGAAAAATATTGCTATTAGTGTAAGTGGCGGAGCGGACTCAGCACTATTAGCATACTTATTATGTTCATTAGTAACACATCAAACTGTACATATAATTTCTCATAAGAGAATGTGGAAGACTCGTCCTTGGCAAAGTTACGATAGTCTCAATGTTTATAATTGGCTATTGCAAAGATTTCCAAATATTAGATTTGTAAGGCATACTAATTTTATAGCACCGGAATTAGAATATGGCAATATGGGGCCGAATTTAACCGACGAATATGACAAAAAGGTTAGTGGCGATAACATACAACAACGTGCTTACGCAGAGTTTGTGTGTTATAACAATGATGTCGATGCATACTTCAATGCAGTTACACGCAATCCAAGGCTGGCATTATTCAATGGCATGCGCGAACGTGACATAGAGTCATCGGAACAAAACAAACATTTAGAGTATATGATACACATGGGGAAAATTGCTAGTCATCCATTTAGATTTGTTGACAAAGCATGGGTGTTGAAACAATACAAACAACTTGATATAATGGACTTGTTTAATATCACAAGAAGTTGTGAAGGCGAGTTTGAAGGTATTGATTATATAACATATAAACTAGGACAATTTGTGCCTATATGCAATGAGTGTTTTTGGTGTAAAGAACGAGCGTGGGCGATTGACCAAAATGATTAATCCTCCAACATTTTGTATGCATCCTTTCACAGGATTAGCTACTAGAGAAGACGGCGCAATTTGTGCTTGCTGTCGTAGTCATCCGATTGGTTTTATTCAAAATAATACACTAGAAGAAATATGGAATGGCGATAACATAAAACGTATACGTAAGCAAGTACTTACAGGTTATCGCCCGACTGAATGCGAGCCATGTTTTAGTTTAGAAGATCAAGGAGTTGAAAGCCTACGACTACGCCATGTACGTGGAAAAATTCCAGAATCACGTATTAAACTATATCCTAATGCTGTTAGTACAATGAACAGCGATTATACGATGCCGTTTGAGATTCCCACTATGGAACTTAAATTAAATAACCTATGCAATCTTAAATGTCGTATGTGCCACCCTATGGACAGTACTAGTTGGAACGACTGGAGTGAAGTTAAAGACTTTTACAAAAAAGAAAGTAACATAATGTATGACATCGTTGAGGAACATAAGTTAGAATTTAAGCCGTTCCTTGATAAGTTTCAAGACAATCCCGAATGGTGGGCTAGTTTAGAAAAATTGCTTCCGTATTTTCGCCGAATAGAATTCGCTGGCGGCGAACCTTTAATGGATCCACAGCACTATCGCATATTAGATATGCTTGCTCCTTACGGTCATCAGATTGAAATTAAGTATGCTACCAACTTGACCACGTTGGGGAAGAGCAATCGTACTATATGGGAATACTGGCCTAAATTTAAAAGCGTAGCAGTTAATGTTAGTATTGACGGGATTGGTAATAGTTATGAATACATACGTGGCAATGCATCTTGGGCAGAGTTAATTAACAACATTAAACAAATACAAACTATTTCAAATATTAGTCGTATAGTTGGCGCCGTTACCGTACAAGTTAGTAACATACTTGTATTAGATAAAATAATAGAATATTTCTTAAACGACCTTGGAATTATATTTCATACACATCGAGTTGAATATCCTAAACTATTATCTGCACAAGTATTACCTAGAGAATTACAAGTACTAGCCATAACAAAATTACGTGCAATACAAGAACAGTTATCAGAATTTAAAATGATAAAATTACATCCTGAATTATTAGAATACACCCGGGGACAAATACAAGATAATATTAATTATTTGATGGCTAGAGATCAAAGTGACAAATGGGAAGACTGTATAGACTTTAACACTAAACTAGATGCCACTAGACAACAAAGTTTCTTCGATGTTACTCCGGAGTTTAACGCATTTAAATGAAAGAGTTGTTTAATAACAAAACCAACAACACCGCACGTATTGTAACAGACTGCGGTGATAAAGAGCTGACATTGTATTACAAACTCAACGACAATCCTGTACAACATATTTGGCAGGAAAATTTAAATCATTATACAAAATTAGTCACTGTTACATCAGATACTAGATCTGTTAGTGAAATATTACAGGAACTTAATCAACTTGCAGAATCAGTTAGTAGTACAATAATTACAGAACCTGTTACACACGAGCAACTAAACAAACTACATGCAGAGTTTGTAGACAGCAAGCAAACAAGTATATGGCAACGTATTAATACACTAATACATAAAATTGAAGTTAAGATAGATAACCCGCTAAGAGAGTTTAACGCTACGTTTCAATTTAATTCCAATCCAGATAAAAGTGTTCCGTTACAGGAGTATCATAAACATTGGCTAACTACACGCAACCACCACTGGGGAGCATTGTTGCTAGGATATAGTACAGTAGGCAAAGACTGGCTAGACATGTGGTTCGATAACGATATGACATTGATGGATATAAATCAGTTAGTTGTACAACAATTTATAAAAACAGAAACATTATTAGTATTTGAAATAGAAGATTTATGGGATAAGTTTGCCGAGAATAATTTTTACAAGTGGTACTCGAGTTTAGATGTAGAAGAACAAAAGAAAATCCCAATCGCAGAATTAAACACCCTGGCACTGGGACGCTACTTGCTAGGCGAGATTATTATCACGCAAGATATGCTAGACTTTCACCCGACTGTCAGTGATTGGTATGTTCCTAATCATGTTTGTAAACTTCAATGGAATAAACAAGTAATGAGTAAAGTGAAGAGAGTTAAAAAGATTGAGTTTATTAGCAGTGACCTTGCTTACACTACATTTTTAAAGCACACGCAACATGATTAAAGTAACAAGTCGCTATCCTCATCAAAATACTATTAAGATTGAATGGAATCTTGGCAAGCGTTGTAACTACGACTGTAGCTATTGTCCTAGTAGTATACACGACAATTCCAGTCCGCATACTAATATAGAAATACTTAAAGCAACTGTAGATAAATTGATGCTGTTAGGTAAACCTGTACGTCTTAGTTTTACGGGCGGCGAGCCTTGCGTTCATCCCAAGTTTGAAGAACTTATAAAATACTGTAAGCATGTTGGAATTAGTTGGATTAACGTAACAACTAATGGCACTCTACCTTATGAGTTTTATTCTAAATTACCGGTGGATCAATATGTGTTTAGCATACACTTAGAATACGACTGGCAACGTGTATTCAATACTGTAGAAAGTGTACATAAGATAACTGGAATAAAAGTCATAGCACAGATTATGGCACACCATGATTACATGGATGTTGTTACACAATTACGTGCTAAGTGTTTGTTGGGACATATTCCTAATACTGTTCGTCGTATACGTTGGACACAAGGCGACCATGACTTGTTTGACGACATGCGTTATAATACAAATGATTTGGATTTGCTTAAAGAATTAGAATCTACAGTAGAAGCAAATACAGTAGTTTGGTTAGATAAAGAATATGCACAGTTGTTGTATCATGCCAACGACATGATTAAGAATCATCAGAATAAATTTAATGGTTGGACTTGCAACGCAGGTATAGAAAGTCTCATGATAAATTGGGACGGTGATGTACATCGCGCCACTTGTAGAGTCGGTGGTAGTCTAGGCAACATATACGAAGGCAACTTTGTTGCTCCTAGCGAACCCGTTAGATGCGATAGAAATTTCTGTACCTGCGCGGCAGACATTCCTCTTACAAAAGTAAGTGTGCAAGCTCTGGAAACACAACAGCAAAGTCAGTCTGACGTTGAGCATCCATTGTTGTAATGTAATCTTTAAAGTCTGGCAGTAAGTTGGTATGGTCTTCAGCATCCATCCAGTCCAGTATGCCTTCCCAACGTTTCCAACCGTAGGGATTAACTTCCCAAAATTCTTTGTCTTGAGTGTAGTGTTTCCACAACCATTCTTGTAGTTCAGCAAACAATTCACGCACCGCCAGTTTATCTTCCTTTGGCAATACCCGTAGACTTAGCCAAGTAGGAATCCATAACAAGTGTACACCGATCAATCCGCCACCCATTGTTTGACCACTGGCGTTCTTGTCAAAGTTGATCTTCTTAAAATTACGTTTAACCTTCCATTTAATAAATGCCGGTACGTGTTTGATATTTAAAATTTGTACAGCAAAAGCAATGTTGGTCTGTATGTTATCCGGTGCGTTATCTAACATAGTTAGATTAGCGTCTACTGCGTCCCAATCTAATGGATAGCGAATATAGTGGCCGCGTTCTTCCATGCCGTCCAAACTAAAGCCAACTTTGACTTTACGGAACTTACTCCATATGTCAATCATTTCTTCACTGATTAGTGTACCGTTAGTATTATAGCGTAGTGTAATCTTACCGGCATATCCGCGAGCAATAATTTCCAATAAGAAAGATTTGTGTTCTTTAATTAGTAACGGTTCACCACCAGCAAAATATAACTGTTTAATGTTAGGAATCTGGTCGTAAATTTCTTCCCAGAACTTAGGATTTTCGTGCCACTTGTTATTAAACTCGTCAGCTTGCCAACTCATTTGTTTTTTAATTAATGGGCTAGTGAATATAGGAAATACTTTCTTGTGTTCTGGAACCCACATACTACTGTCATGTGGACTACACATAATACATTTAAGATTACAAGTGTGGCCTAGTCGTAAGTCCAAATATTGCAGTTGGTAAGGCACACTACCGTCTTCTGCTGTTTGAGCAATAAGTTCAGGAATGTCAATACCTTCTTGTAAATGCCAAGTACCAGTTTCCCATATACGTTTACTTGCCATGCCTTGTTCTTCTTCTTTAAAGCATTTAGTACAACTAGCAGGAACAGCACCTTCCAACATAGTCTTACGTACACTACGCATATAATCATTATTAAATGCCTCGGTGGGCAAATCGTGTGCAAAGTTAGCAGGAGTACCATCTTCTTTTTTAACTAGTCCAACACTATAATCTCCGGTGTCGGCACCACTAGCATTGGCAACACAACAGATACGCATATCGCCGTTTGGACGGGTCGCTAAATGTATCCAGGGCAATACACAAAAACTTGGGCTACCAGTTAAATCTGTAATCTGTTGTTGCCATTGTCCGATTTGAGTTTCTTTAGGCTGAATCCAGAATGTCTTGTTTGTCATAAAAATAGTTATCTGTTTTCAATAACTATAAATAATTTTATGACTATGAAATATATCGGAAATTATGCAGATTGGATCGATGCCAATCCTCAGCTACTACAGATGACTTTAGATGGAAGGGGTGAGGCTCGTCCTGTTTATCTAAAAGAAGACGATCCTTGGAAAAAGGAACAAGCAGACAAGTGGTGGAATTTGGGCTATGACTTAAAAGGCGCTGGCTGGAGTATGCACTACTTTAATGACTTTGGAATGACTAGCATGGAGGACTTAAAACTGCCTATAGACTTGCCGGGTACAATTGAGTGGTGGATGTGTAAGATCGAACCATGTAAGGTTTTTCCCTTACACGTTGATGCGTTTAAAACAGAATCCAAGAGCTTTAGACGTTTCTGGATGGCAATGCAGGATCACATTGACGGACACATTTTCCTCTACGCAGGAAAAATGCTAGAGTATAAACGTGGTGACTTATTTGAGTTTGATAATGCTAGAGAATGGCACGGTGCGGCTAATATTGGCTTTGAACCTAAAGTAAGTTTTCAACTAGTCAGCTACGAACTTTAATAACCAGGTAGGTGCCCGATGCCTATCTTGTTACGAAACTCTTCTGTAAACACACCATCTATGCGAATACTGTAAGTTTGTTTGTTAGTACGTCCACCTGCATGCCAGTCCTGGTCGTTAAAGAATGTTGCATGGCTTTCTACTAATACTTTATTATCAGCTTCGCTATCCCAGATATAAAATGGTTTATCGGCATTAGGACGGATATGTATAAATTCATGTCTATGATCAAAATAATCAGTTTCGTTAGGGTATATTAAATCTCTGTGTAGCGGCATTATACAATCGTGTTCTGCTTTAAAAATAATAATGCGGCCAAGATGTGTAAACACACTGGGTACTAGTTTTTCTAACCATTGTTTCAATTCTAGAAAATATTGTGCATCGTGCGTCCATTGCTTTTCTTCAAAACGACTTTCCCACCCGCCATCTTCTGTTTTAAGGAAAATAAACTGATACGCATCGTAACCGCCGAGGGCAAGTTTTAAAAATAATACAAACTTATCGCGGTTAGCCCATTCGCCTATTTCTCTGCCCAACACTCTAACTTCATGATCTTCTGGTAATGCATTGTATTCGTCAATGGCAAATGCTAAAGGCTTCCACGTTACATCATACTGATTATTCCATCCACCCATCATAACAATGTTGCCTTCTTTCTTCTGTTCAGACATGACTATACCCTTACAAATTTTGTAATGAAGGCTTTTGAAACCTTCTACATCTATGTAAGAGTCTAAGTTAAGATAGGGCTGAGAATTTATTCCGCGGATCATATTGTAGATAACTAGTTTATATACTTAATTATCAAACAAAAAATGACTAATATCTCAAATTGGAACTTGTACTACAATAAGGAAGGCGACGAAATGGTTCGTGCAAACTTAGTGTACACTCCTTATGTGAGTCCAGACAAAACAACATTTTGTATGAGCTTTAACAGAGATCCAGCATATCATATTTATGATTACGAAAATGTAAATTGGACTGAACCAGATTTAATTGAGCGATTTGAGAAAGAATTAGAATTCCATACTCGTGCATCTAAAGTAATGCCTACGTTAGCTATTAAAGATGTTGATCATACTAACCGTAAAATCTTCGTCGAATGGTATGGAGATGATTTTTATATGCAAGGGCGAGTATCAGGATACGATGCAGTACTACCTGATTGGAAAACACAATGGGTCGATTTAGTGAAGAAAATGTGGAGCCAGAATATTATGAAGTTTAGCTTGCATCCTAATAGTTGGGTTGCAAATAATGGAGTATTGATTCCGTTCAATTGGTTCTTCTGTTATGATAAAGCAGAGTCTAACATTACAATACGCAATGTACTAAAACAAATAAGTTATGAACGACAAGAAAAGTTAGGAGTAGTTTTAAAAGATGCAGGCATGGACTTAGATACTCCTTACAATGTTAAAACATTACAACAAGTAGCATTTAACAGTTTTAGATCTAATTATCCAGCAGACTTAATTGACACTATCATACAACAACATGACTTTTTACACTAAACTACGAGAACTAGAAATTGAGAGTAGCGGATTCTGTAATGCGGCTTGTCCACAGTGCGTTAGAGAATTAACTCCCGGCGACCACTCATGGTTTAACGAAAAATGTCTCAGTGTAGATTTTTTTAAGAATCGTATTCCAAATCATGTTTATGCAGGCTTGGAAATTTTACGCTTTGCAGGCACGATAGGTGATCCATGTGCGGCACCTAACTTTTTACAAGTATGTAAGGCAGTAAGAGAAAAAGGTACACACTTTAAGATCAACGTAAGCACCAATGGCGGAATGAAAAGTGCAGATTGGTGGGCAAGATTAGCAGTAGCACTTGGCCCAAATTCTGAAGTACAGTTTGCTATCGATGGACTTGCTGACACTAACGACATATATCGTGTAAATGTTAAATGGAACAAAGTAATCGAAAATGCCAAAGCATTTATTGCGGCCGGTGGCAATGCTAATTGGCAGTATATCGTGTTTCAGCACAACCAACATCAAGTAGAAGATGCTCGTGTATTTGCGGACTCGCTGGGTTTTAAACAATTCATAGTTAAACCTAGTCACAGATTCTTTCTTGACGAGTTGTTTGGAGTGCAACGCTTTGGCGGTAATGGTGTATTGATACAGCCGCCCACTACGGAAGGCATGGTACACAAGGTAGTAATGCAAACTAAACCTCTGAACTTATCAGAGTGGTTTAAGAAGTCTGAAAAGACTTGCGTTAGTTGCCATGCACAAAAAGATCGTGCGGCATATATTGACTACCTGGGTCACTTGTGGCCATGTTGTTATCTGGGTGCTGGCCTGTGGGTAAGACATGGTAAGAAGTTTCCTGACGGATGGGATGAGCTATGGGCCCGAACTGGCGGAGACTTAGTTAACTTACACTTACAAGAATGGGATACTGTGTTCAACGGTGAGTTCTTTAATGGCATTAGCAATAGCTGGGACAAAGATTATACTACGGGAAGGTTAGCCACTTGCGCAGGTACGTGTTCATCATTCGATGGCAGATATAACGATCCAGCAGAGTTTGATAATTTAGATGTTACCAAGTTAAGTAATTGAGTTTAAATTACCCATTCTAACTTGTGTATTACTGAACACAGGATCTTTAATAATTTCTACTAAGTCATTTTTAAAGTCATGCCCATCTAAATGTATTGCCATTACTTTAAACTTCTCGTCGGGTATATGATACCACTGTGCTATCAAGTGTAGCCATATTACAGGACGTGATAAGTATGTTAACTGCCATTCCACAAATTCTTTCATCTCTCTAAAATTATCTCTCTGTACAATAAAATTAGTTTGCCACCCTTGCCACCTAGGAAATGCACCTGACATAATTAACGAATCAAAATGTATTAAATTCTTTTTTAGGTTGTTAAAACTACCGTTCTTCCTAACTACCTTATATGTTTCTTCGGTCGCGGCATCGATACTAACACTTGCATTTGTAATATGCGGCCACAATGATTTAATTTCTAGTAATCGCTTTTCAGTCATCAACGTGCCATTAGTAACTAACTGTATACGTAAATTAGCAGGTACAGTTTTAGATGACAAGTCTTTTAAATAATTCCAAAATATATTTCCAGCAAATGGATCTCCGCTACCTGTGATAGATAGTGTTATAATACGGCCAGTTGATAACAGCTCGTCGACTAACAATTTAACTTTTTCATGTACCTGTAAAATGTGTAATTCTCGAGGATCTGTGGGATTAATAGGATCTACCATCAACAATTCACTGCGACAACTAGGACATTGCAAATTACAACTAGGATCATAGCTAAAGTTTACAACAATAGACTGTCCTTTAATTTGATTATCTACCTCTGTTTTGGGTACAATATAAAATTGTGATTTATCGTGTAGAAAATCATTTAAGGTTGGACACAAGTCGTTACAATAACCAAATCCGCCTTGACGCATGTCAAACAGCATACCTTTAATTTTTTGGCTGTTGATAATTTCTGATGCTGATTGTTCAAGAAGATTTCCTACAGGCTCAGGCATCCATGTTTTACAACAAATTCTAACATCGCCGTAATAGTCGATCTCAAAGTTAGTAAACATCTTAGTACAACTATGTTTGGCTAAGTTACTAATGTTTGGATACTTGCTGGCTTGTTTAAGTATAAACTCAGGCATTATTAATCTTTGGTATTTTGCTGTCTGCACTACTTACACAAATGGGTGTAATACATTTTTTAGGTTCTTTGAATAAATCAAAACCTGTAAGTATGTTTCCTATATTGTTTTCTTTACAACTGTATGCACGTTTAACCTCAGTACCTCGTATAATAACACTTTGGTATCCAGCATTGCAAGTCCATCCTTGGAACTTATTAAACCCTAACGCATTAAAACGCTCTGCTTGATCTATAAAGTAATCTTGCTTGCCGTCAGTCAGCCTAATCTGAAAACCTTCTTGTTGTTCATAATCGTCCTGCATAATCTCGATCATTTTAGGAGTATATCCTTCTACGATTGTTGTAGCAGTATCATTACTTTGAGGTTTAAGTGTTACATTAATTCCACGAGAACGTAGACGCTCACAGCGTTCTAGTGTTTCAAAAAACTTTTCCGGAACCATCACTTGGTTAACAGTTACATGAACACGCTCATACATTAGTTGTAAGCACTTGTCGCCAAACTCTTGTTCTTTGGCGAACTCGTCATGGAAACTGGCAGTAATACTTCTGCGTTGCAATAACTCTGTATTTCGACACCAATTGTTCCACCATTTTGAGCCAGGACTTAGATTAGTGGTCATATGGATACTTTGGTAAGTACTTTTGAGCTCGTCTAAGTGTTTTACCAATTCTGGCAACTGTTTATATGCAGTGGGTTCACCGCCACTAAAGCTCCAATGAAATTCGTTGAATCCGTTCAAACGAGCTTGACGTTTAATCTCATCTATTGTAGACTTGTATACATCTAAATTTTGGTGATCCAATTTATCACTTCGAGCATACGGCCAACAATAGCTACAGTTATAATTACAAAATCTTCCCAATATCCAACTTATGTTAAATAATGGACGATCCAACATAGTTTGTTGGCCAAATTTGGTTATTGTTTCGAAAGGTATAGATGAAAATGACATTGACATTATTTACGTTTGATGCTATACTACTAAGGCAGTCGTGAGTGTAACTGGTAAACCTCCTCCAAGTAAGCTGACCCCCAGCTGAACGGAGGGAATTGGACTTGGTCTTAGACCGTCCTTGTAGGTTCGAATCCTACCGACTGCACCATTTTTAACACAGGCATAGAAAGGCAATTTATGAAAAAAGCACTATTTGGTTTATTGTTAGTATCTAGTTTAGCTTATGCAGATTGGCAAAATCCATTTGAGCCGGTTGATACGAGTAAAAACTTTACTCCGTCTACACTAATTACTTGGCAACCAGTTGATAATCCAACTAAAGTATGCTCCGAAGAACGTGTGCGTAGAGGATTTGCCAACTACGGCCAGGCTGTAGAAGCATGTTCATTTTGGGACGGTAAAATTTGTTTAATCATCACTAAAAAAATTACTAATAGAGATACGATCGGACATGAGTTACAACATTGTTTTCAAGGTAAATGGCATTAATGAAAAAAGTAGCAAGCAGTCCTGAACGACATACCTTCCAAAAGGAAGGTGCTATACGCCGGGCAAAAGAAGCGGGTGAGGAGCCCAATCAAGACTATGTTGACATGTGGGATCAGATCAAGATTGACGACGCTAACAAGATTCACGATCCCGAGTGGCAAAAGAACAATATGGAGTATGACTTGCGTAGTAGCAAAGAGCTATGCGACAAGGTCAAAAAATACGATAACTATGCTCAAAACTTGTATGCGGCCATGTGTAATATGCAGTGGCAAAGTAGAGAGTTTTGGCAAGAGTTAAAAGGCGAATTATGGTCAGCTAGTTGGCGTCACAGTGGCGGTATCGTTGCAGACATGCGAGAACAAGGCGACTACATCGATTGGTATTGTAGCGGTATTGGTAATGAAGAATTAGGTAATGGCCTAGATGGAACTATACCAGTACAAGATGAACATGGTAGAACTTATGTTCCCGAAGGCCAAATTACCGAAGAAATCGAATTGGATTTAAACCGATTAGGTTGGAGACCAGTTCCTTGGAGCGATGATGATATTTGATACAGAACACTTACACTATTGGATGCAGGCTATCCGACAAAGTCCAGATCCCTTGCGGACTATGGATGCCTTTTGGTCGGGTCAGCTAAAAAGTAAAGAATGGCTTATCGAAGCATTGAGTATGCAATTCTCAGTTAAGGATGATCCAGTAAGTATTGAAATACATGGAGGCTGGGTGGGTGTATTGGCTAGTATGCTATTTCAAAGTAATATTCCGATTAAACGCATTTACAGTCTTGATATCGATCCTACGTGTGAACCTATCGCTACTATGATGAACAAAGGTGAAGAAATAGCAGGTAGATTTACAGCTAGCACCGGCGACATGTGCAATCTGATATCCTTTGTCGATGTTGTAATCAATACTAGTTGTGAACATATAACACAAGAACAATACGAAACGTGGCTGAGTAAACGCCAAGATAATCAATTACTAGTATTGCAAAGTAATAACTATAATATACCCGAACACATTCGTACTGCCAGTTCAGTTGACAATTTTGCAGAACAATGTAAAATTAATGTTAGATGGTCGGGTACATTGAATTTACCCAACTATGATAGATATATGTTAATTGGAACAAAATGACAGCATTAACTTTTAAAGTAGAAGAAATTTTTGAAGACATTCCTGGAGATCCGGACAATGTCATAATGAAAATACCTCCCGAAATCTGTGAAACTCAAGGCTGGAAAGAAGGCGATACAATGCACATCGAAGTAATCGATGGAGCCATACATATCAGCAAAAAGCAATAATGGCCAAAGACGATTTGTTAGAAATGACCGGAGTGGTCACTGAAGTTTTACCTGCAAACATGTATAGAGTTAAAGTAGATGACACTGAACACATACTGTTAGCATATTTAGGCGGTAGGTTAAAGCAAAACAAAATTAAAATTATCCTAGGGGATAAGGTTAAATTGGAAGTAAGCACATACGATCTATCAAAGGGTCGAGTAACGTATAGGTTATAACTATGAACATTATTCTCGAACGTGTAAATGCAGTTTGTAAACAAGTTCGAGATCAGAGTCCGCATGGTATCAATCTTAAAAACTTGATAGGCAGGACTCGCAATGCCTTTAAGTTGCACGATTTTGATATTGCAATTAAAAGTAAAAAAGACAAAACCTTAGACGCAGACAAGTGGTATATCATGGCATACTACGATGCCGAAAATGATTTCAACTCCGAAACTCCTATAGAAGTGATTGTACACCATAATCTAGACGGCAGTGAACAATTTGGACAGCATCAAGTAATATCATTCCTCATAGAAATTTTCGATGCTACTGTACATGAGTTTAGGCATCAGTATCAAAGTATGCGTCGAGGCCATAATGAATATGTAGAACATGCTGAAACTAGTCCTTACGATATATATTTGGCTAATCAAGACGAAGTAGATGCGTATGCGTTTAGTATAGCGATTGAATTGTTGCGTACACTAGAGCCAGCTCGTGCCAAGCGTAATCTAAGTAGAATCAGTATTATGAGCAAGATGCGCACGGGCGCAGTTTATACTAGTCCGACCTTACGTGCATATATTGGACATTTTGGTATGAATGAGCTAACCAAACGTCTTGCCAAAAAGATATACTATCATTTGGAAACGATTGACAAACGATACATCTTCATGTAAAATACAAAGTATATTAACTCACTTAGCGAGCGAGCATGTCCAAAAAAGATTTTCCTACCCAGCAAGTTTTAGAGCTAGCCTGTGCGGCACAACGAGTACAAGGTGCATATATCAAAGAACCCGAAGCTGTATATGCAGAAGATGGCATCTATATGTACACCAAGCAGACTAATAAGATGCAGATGCTCTGCACACTTGAGCCAGCAATTTGGACAGCAGATCCAAAAGATGCTCCGATGCCCTTAAAAGTACTGCCTGAAGATATAGCACTTGCAGAAGAAATCAAAAAGCATTTTCGTAAATTTATGTTTAGTGCCATTGAAGGCATTAACGATTTTCAAACTAACATTAATTCGATCTTAGGTAGCGATACAGTTAAACAAAATCAATTTGGCTATGTGGCTTGTTTGCCAAGTGTTCATGTAAGAGACATTGCACAGACCAAAGTTAAAAAAGCCGCTAGGACTGTTGAAGAAGGCGCTTTGGCAGAAATAGGCAGTACAGTTAAAGATTTGGATGCAGAAATAATTTCCTCAGTTAAGTCAAAAAACTTTGAAGGTTGGAATATAGATGCTATAATAAACAATAAGATGGTATCTTGGATGAATAAAACAAGTCTTAATTTAGGGCCGGCTGTTATAGTTAAAGCCAAAATTAAAGATTGTAATAAGCATTGGAAACATCAAAATGATGTTACTAGACTACACTATGTAAAGGCCGCACAATGAGTAAAGAAAAACATATTCCAAAATTGTATATTGACGGTGAAACAGCCGATCGTATTACAAGTCTTACCTTACGCGACTATCGTGCGTATCTTAAGAAAGAATTAAAACAATGGAAGAAGAATCCAAAGAGCGATAGTAATCCAGATGGCTATTGGCTGCACCCTGAAGACGTGGGCATTAACCTTCAAACTATCGCGGCATTAGATTTAATCATTAGCCATTACGCAGAAGTTCCGGAGGTTAACTAATGCTAGTTGCTGGATGGGTAGTAGTTGGATTTTTTTCTGCCATAGGATGGTGGAGTGCTAACCACTATGTAATCGAACCATATTTTCCTGAACCAATTGTTAAAGAAAAGAAAATAGAAATTAAAGTTAAGGATCAAGAATGAAACAAGAATTAGATAAATTGTTGTGCGAGCGGTATCCAAAGATGATGGTTAACCGCAACAAAAACATGCAGGAAACTTGTATGTGTTGGGGCTTTGAATGTGGCGATGGTTGGTTCAATATTTTGGATCAGCTCATGGGTAGTATCCAACATCACATTGATTGGAAAGAGAAACAACGTAACTGGGCTATCAAATATAACGAAATGGCCACGCAGGCCAAAGCAGGCAATTTTGAACTGTTTGAAGAAGATATGAAAGCCTTGCCTAACGACCAGTACAAAGAAAAACGACTGGCAGAAATCATTGCTGGAGACTTTAGACAAGTACCCGATTCTATTCCGCAAGTAACACTAGACCAAGTTAAAGAAAAGTTTGGCACACTGCGTTTTTACTACTCAGGCGGAGATGACTACATTAGTGGCATGGTTAGCCTAGCAGAAAGTATGACTGAAGTCACATGCGAAAGCTGTGGTAATATTGGTGAACGTCGTGGTGGAGGATGGGTACATACGTATTGTACACCATGTGAGGAAGCACGTGAAGTTGCTCGTGCAAAAGCAGACGAAGAATGGGAACAACGTAAACTACTTAAAGAAGGATTTGAAGAATGATTACGATAAAAGAATGGATGGAGTTAGTTGACTATAAAATCACCGAAGGTGGTGAGTATGG